GTCACAGATTGCCCTGACTATGTCTCTGACGACGACACTTCCGACGACGACTCTGACGCCGACGCTCCTACCGAGCCGGCGCCCGAGTCCCGCACCGCCTCTTGTCTTGCGCGCATACGCGCCAAGCTTGACCGTCCGGTGGTGCACCACTCCGCCCCCGCCACGGAGGCCGAGCTTGACGCCCAGCTGGCCGCTCTACGCGCCCGCGTCCCCCTTCTTCCTGGTGAGGGCGATCAGCACGAGCCCCCACCGCCCTTGCCCGCCACACCGGCGGCCGCTGCTGCCCCTGTGGCCGAGGAGGAGCGCGCTGACGGTGACGAGCCGGACGCCCCCTTCTGGGTCCTGCGCCTCATCAACGCACTCAAGGGCAAGTGGGCCTCCGTCACCGGCATCAAGCAGGGCATCAGCGACCTCCTGCGGGCCGCCACTGGTGCCTGCAACCTTTGGGACAAGCTGTCCGGCGGGGTGTCTGGCGCTCGCTCCGCTGTCGTCAACGGCATCTTCAACGGCCTCCAGCTCCTCGCTGAGAACGCCGGCAAGGCCGTCACCGTCGGCATTCTGCTCGTCCTGGCGTGCAGCAAGTGGGCGCGCATGGGCGCGCGCCTCCTTCTGGACGCCTTCGCAGCAGTGCTCGATTACATCGACCTGTTGCCTGAGGCTTTGCGCTCCGTTTTTCGGTTTCTGACGCTGCCTGTCACACTTATGCAAAAATCGTGGCAGTCAGGCGAACCAGTACCGGAGTCGGACTTCACAGCCCACAGCCAGATGGGCCCTGGCGTCGATGGCAAGTCGGTGTTGATCACACTCGCGCTTTTGGTCGGCGCCCCAGCGGCGACGATTGCCACCGTCACTGCCGCCTCGCGCAGCGGCCTGAGTATCGCTCGTGGCTTGGAGACGGCCACTGACGGTCTCGCGTGGCTCGCCTCCCACTTGCCCGAGAAGACGAAGGCCTACCTGAGCTCCATCGGCATGTACACGGAGAAGGGCTTCGTCTCCGAGGACTTCGCCGAGCTCATGGCCCACTGCCGCCAGCTCATCGGGCGTGCGCGCCACGAGAAGTACGTCATGGACGAGCCTGGCTTCGCCGGCGACTTCTTGCGTCATTACCAGCGTCTTGACACCACCTGGCATGACGAGCTGCGGGTGTGTGCCTACAACTCCCCGCTGCGTGCCGTCGTGCTGGGCGTGCTCAATGCGATGACTGCGATGGCACCGGAGGCCAACGCCCGCTTCGAGGCTCGCGACCACGTTGAGGGTGTTGGCATCTATATCTGGGGCCTTCCTGGCAGCGGCAAGTCCGTTTTCGTCACCGACCTCACGAACGCCTTGGCCCCGCAGGGCTACACACAGTCCGCTGCCGCCTACCCCTACAACCCCACGGAGGATGGTCGACCCGAGGGGTACCATGGCCAATACTCCTTTGTGGTCGAGGAGTTTGGCGGTGACCCCAAGGTCGACGCGATCACTGCTGGCCTCTTCGTGAAGTGCATCTCTCAGGCCCAGACCACTCTCCCGATGGCCAAGATCAACGAGAAGGGCCGCCGCTTCACGTCGAAGTACTGGGTGTTCGTCTCCAACTTCAAGCCGGACCGCCAGTACATCCCGAATGCGCATGCCTTCCAGCGCCGCCTTGTGGAGAACACCTGGGAGGCTTCTCTCGTCCCTGGCTTCGCCATCGAGGGCCAGCCGACGGTCCTCGACGCCACAAAGGTCACTGGCATGTCGATCGAGGAGCGTGCCCAGTACCCCCATCTGCGCTTCCGCAAGTGGGTGCGCATGAATAAGCCGAGGAATGGCCAGCCCATGATGTGCGTCGACAACACTCGCTGGTACACTGCGCAAGACATTGTCATGCATGCCAAGGCCACGGCGCTCGCGCGCGCCGGGTCTAGCAAGGACTCTGGCGCCGTGACTGCCGCCTTTCGCAGGGCGGCTGACGCCATCGACCCACTCCAGCTTGCGGCCTTTCCCGGAGTGGCTGTCGCCCAGGCCAAGCGACTCAGGCCTGACAAGTCGCTCGCCGCCCCTTACTGCCCCCCGCTGCCCCCCCTCGACGAGTTCCGGATGCGCGCCACTGCCGCGTCCAAGAACCAGCACTGGACCGACTACCTCAATTACGCCGGGCTCACGACCGACCAGCTCCGCGAGTTGTCGGCGTTCAAGCGGCCCGGGTGTAAGAAGGCGAATGAGCTCGCTCGTGACCTCGTCCTCTCGGATGCGAGCTTGACGGCGGCCAGCCTTAACTATCGCATGGGGCTTGACTTGCGCAAGGGGCGACGGCCGCCCAGCCTCTGGCGGTGGTTCCATGAAACGCAGGCCCCTGGCTACTACCCGCGTGTGCTTGACCCCCACCGCGAGCGCGAGGCACTTGGGATCTTGGAGCGCGCCCACCACGACCACGTGATGTTCAACCTCGGGACTGAGCGTTGCGACTGCGGCCGGAGTGACGTCCCGGTTTTCGAGTGTGTGGCTTGCGTCAAGACCCGCTGCGCCAACTGCGCCCCAATCCCCGAGTCCAAAGTCGCCCATGGGCTCTTGTGCGACCACGCCGAGTCCCCCCTGGATGAAGTCTTCGATTCGCCAAACGATGACCTCCCGGCGCGCCCCACGCCAGTCCAGGACAAGCACGACCGACTGCGTGTGCGCAATGCTGAGCGCCTCGCCCGTAAGAAGGCGAAGGGCGCACGCTTGCCCACCCCAGCCGACAGTCCGCCCGCCGTTTCCTCTGCTGGCTCCAGCTCGTACCACACCCCCTTTGCGGACGAGGAGGAGGACCTCTCGCTCTGGGACTCGACCGGGCAGGCCGACACTTGGCCCGCGTCGGTGCTCCTCGGGGGGCCCATCGACCCCGACGAGCCCGCGACCATCTCAGGCAGCGACAGCCAGAGCGAGCTTGGTGAAGCGTACTATAAGAGCGCCCCGCCGTTCCGTTTCACTGTCCGCGTCAAGGGTTACGCCGCCTGGCTCGCTGGCGAGATCAACCGTGTGGTGCACACAAAGGCTGGGGTCACCTTGAGCATCATCGCGGGAGCGTGCGCCATCGTGGGTCTTGTGGCCACGGTGTACCGCCTGGTTGACGACGTGCGGGGCGTTACGCACGACGCCGACTCCCAGGGCCGCAAGAAGTATAATAAGAGGGTTCGACGTGGCGGCCGCTACCGACGTGAGCACGAGGACCAGCAGCGTGACCACGACGATAGCTCCAACGTGGTCCTGACCAACTTCCGCGGTGATGCCATTGGCCAGGGACTCACCGCGGGGCAGGCTCAACAGCTTTCGCAAGCAGGCTCCACGCTCGAACGACTTCAGGCGAACGTCGTGTGGGTCGTGGCCGAAGGGATGAAGCAGTATGGCTTTGTGCCGTCGGGCCGACTGCTGCTCACGAATGCTCACTTCTTCATCGGGGATCGTGAGCTTGTCGATGGCTCCGACCTCACGATTCGCTACATGCGGGGCGATGTCGTCGTCACCCACACTGAGCCCTTCGAGCGTGCGAGGCTTGATGTGCGGGTGTCGCGCGGCGTCCCTTCCGAGGATTTGGCCATCTATCGGTTGCGCGACGAGCTCCCCCCCTTCGCTGACGTCACGCGCCACGTCGCGACTGGGGTCCCCACACAGGAGTCCATCGATGGCGCGGTTATTCTTCGGCCCAACGACGCCATTCTCGCCACGGAGATTGGAGTCGACAACTCGCCCACCTTCTGGAAGAGCGGCGCCGTCAGCTACGGCACCGTCGACCGTAAGGGCGTTCCGACCACCTACCTTGTGTACGAGCAGCAGTACGCTGGGCTGTGCGGGTCCCCTGTGGCGCTGCTCGTTGGCTCCAAGGTCGTGATCGCGGGCATTCATGGAGCGGCCCGGCGTCGGCGCGCCGATGGCCAGGTGCGCGGCGTGGCCATCCCCGTCACACGCATGTGGCTCTCAGCGAGCGATGCCACGCCGCAGACCCTCATGTCCGGCCTTGACTCCGAACGCCGTCTGGTCGAGCTGGCTGAGTGCTACGTGCAACACGGCTTCCTGCGCGGCCATCGGGTGCCCCAGCCCTCGCAGTCGCGCTTGGAGCACAGCTTGATCTACGACTGTTTCGAGCCCACGCACGGCATCGCCCTTCTTGGCCGTGAAGACGATGAGCGCTCGCACCTGACGCCTACGGACTTGCTCGTTAAGGGTCTCAACGAGTTTGCGGGTTCGCAGATGCAGTTCGACGACGACCTTATGGGCGAGTGCGTTGCCGGCATGTACGATCACTACAGAGGGGCCTTCCACCCGTCGCAGCTGGAACTCAAGGAGCCTTTGCTCAGCCTCCACGAGTGTCTCAACGGCAACGAGGGGCTTGGCCTGCCGCGCATCAACGTCGCGACCAGCCCTGGGTACCCGCTCACGGCTGAGGTCCCACGCGACCAGCGTGGTACTGGCAAGCGGCCTTTCCTCATCATCGAGGACGACGGCACCATCGCCCTCGGGCCGCGCGCAGCCCAGCTGCAAGCCGAGATGGAGGAGAGTCTTGCGCTTGGGACCGTCCCAGATTGGCACCTGGGCATCGTCAGCCTCAAGGACGAGAAACGACCCCTGCGCAAGATTGAGGCTGAGCAGACCCGCATCCTCAAGATCCTCCCGTTGGCCAACATCCTGGCGTTCCGCAAGTACTTTGGCGCAGTGTACTCGTGGATGCAGCTCGGTGACAACGAGTGCATGATCGGGATGAACGTCTCTTCTGGCGACTGGGAACACATGGTGCAGCGTCTCATGCAAGTGGGTTCCCAGGGCAGCGACGGGGACTTCAAGTGCTTTCAGCAGTACCTCGTCCGCCGCATCGCCGTCCTCATCCTCGACCGCTTCATCGAGCCGTTCTACCGCGACTTCGGCGGTTGGACGCAGGAGGCCGCCGACGCCAGGCGTGTGCTGTACCTCGAGACCAATGCCCTCAAACTGCTCATCTCTGGGTTTGTGGTCACTCAGACGGCGTGCAACCCGTCTGGCAAGTTCGGCACTTCTGAGGACAACTGCCTGCTTGCGGGCATGCTGCTGCGCTACGTCTACCTGCTCTGTTGCCGTGCACTTGGGCGTGACGCGTGGGCTTCGATGACCCACTTCGAGCGCTGGGTGCGGCTGGCGGTGTACGGCGATGACCACATGGTCGCCGTCGCCCCCGAGCTGCACGACGTGTTCAACTTCACCACGATCCAGGCTTGCATGCAGGGCGAGCTGTGCATCAAGTACACCCCCGCGTGCAAGACTGACGAAGGCGTCCCGCTCAAGAGCGTCTACGACCTCGAGTTTCTCAAGTTCCGCAGCCGCGTCGACAACCTGGTGCCCGGCGTGTCCATCTACGGGTACCCGCGCCTGGAGGACCTCATCCCCACGGTGCAGATCGTGGCGCGCGGGGTGAAGGGGGCTCTTGAGGACAACGTCGACGCTTCGCTGCGGCGTGCGTTCGGGCTGGGGCGCGCGGAGTTCGAGCGCATCCGCACCCTCTTCGTGAAGGCGTGCGCCACCAAGCGCCTGAACATCACGCCCATTTCGTGGGGCGCCTGCGTGAACTTGTGGCACGCTGGAGAGCTCGAGGAGTCTGACAACCTCTACGACGATCCTTGCAGCTGGATCCCCCACGTTCCGGGCAAGCCGCTGCCCGACGTGTTGGCTCAGCTGTCTCTCGCTCGCGAGGTGCACGCCGCTCGGGCTTGCCACGAAGCTCACGCCCAGGCCGAGGCCGTGTCGTGGGTTGACCACCCCATGCACGACTCATGGCCGCAGGGCGCGGCCATCTCGGCCGTGTCCAAGAAGGCGCGCAACGTGACGTCAGCGGCTTTGGACACCGTTGACTTCGCCGCTGGCAAGGCGAGCGAGCTTGGGCTGCACGACTACCCGGTCGTTGGGCTCGAGGGACTGCCGGTGGTGCGTCATGCGCTGCCGGATTTCGCCCTCGTCCACAACGTCGGTGCGGCGCGCATCCTCGGCGCTCTCGCCAAGCCCACTCAGGTGCTTGGCGCGGGCGACTATGGCCACGGCCGCGGCGACGCGACGCTGGCGTTCTTGTTTGAGCGGCCTTCGCTGCTAGCCACCGCGAGGTGGTCGGAAGTCGACGCGCCTGGCCAGGTGTTGTACGACGGCTCGCTCACGATTGCGCCTCTCTACTCCCAACTCGGAGCTGGCGAGTTCACGCAGCCCACGTCCATGGGCTACGCGGCTTTCCCCTTCGAGTTCTGGCGTCTCGGAGCTGGCGGCTACTTCGAGTACACCGTGGAGATCGTCGGGTCCAAGTTCCACACTGGGCGCTACGCCTTCCTCACGTCGTACTTGCGCGGCGTGCCTGCTTCCTTGAGCGATCAGCTCGGACAGTATGCAGTCGTGGAGGACTACACCGCGGAGGAGGTGACTCGTTCGTTCCGCGTCCCGTGGGAGTGCACCCTTGAGTGGCTGCGCACCCCGGACCTGTACGACGACTTCGACCCGACGGTGAACTCCTTCGGGCGGTTCGCCATCACGATCGTGAACTCGCTCCGCTCGCCTAGTGGCTCTGTCGCGCCCGAGGTTGAGTTGAACATCTACGTTCGTGCCGTCGGAGTCGAGGTGCGCTGCCCACGCCCCACGGCCCCGACGGCCAACGTGTCTGACTTCACCGCGGTCGCCCAGTCCGGCATGCTGGTTGACGAGTCGATGCCGCAACTCGGCGTCGACGTCCCCCCGGCGGCTGAGCTTGGCATCACACACGTCGCGCGCCCAGCGGCTGTCGCCCACGAGGAGACGCTTGACATCCTGGACCTTTGCAAGCGGTCCTTCTGCGTGGACGCCTCTCTGGCGGCCGGCCACACTCTCGTGGACACTGGCTCGCTTGTCGGGCAGCGTCTCGGGAACAACTCCGCTGGGCACGTCACCTACTGGGGGTTCGCCTATCGCTTTTGGGCTGGTTCGCAAGTCGTGACCGCTCTTGGCAAGGCGACCTCCGAGATGACGTTCGTTCCCAAGCCGGGGCTGGCGTCGAGCGCGACAGCCATCGACCGCTGGGCTAGCTCCAGCGGGCCCTCCGGCATGGGCCCGTACGCCCGCGGGACCGAGCAGGCGCGTTTCCTGCAGTGCCAGGCCCCGTTCAACAACGAGCATCGCGTGCTGGCCGTCCCCATCGCAGCCAGCGACCTCGAGCGCACCCAGACGAGCTTTGGCACGTTCGTCATCAAGTCGACGGGCGACGCCGACGGGCGACTGGTGGCGCGCATGGGGGACGACTTCACCATGGGGCGCCTCTTTCGCTTGCCGACGTTCCGTCGCTTTGCGCCGCCCCCCTCTTCGGAGTTTGAGGCGAAAGCGCAGTCCGGCGTGGACTTCGACGGTGGGGTGGAGCAGAAGGCCATGGATCCTGCTGGCAACGGTGGGCATGCGACGTCTGCAACAGACGAAGCTGTCCACACGTACAAGCAGATCATGGCCATTCCGCGTCACGTCACCACGATCACGTGGCCATCGACGGCGCCGCGTGGAACGGTCCTGTTCGCGGAGACTGCGCCGTGGGCTTTTGCCCGCAACACGCACCTTCTCGCGCTGGCGTCGTTCGCGACCTTCACGCCCCTTGTCCAGCAGTTCCGCGTTGTGGCCCAGTCGCAGGGCTTTCAACAGGGGCAGCTGATCATCGCGTACTTCCCGCTCGTCAACGCTGCTGAAGCGGCAGTCCTCGGCACCTCGCGCCAGAACCTCCTCATGAATCCCCACATCATGATACAGGCCGGGTCGACTCGTGAGGCGACGCTTGAGGTGCCCTACGAACACTTCCTGGACAGGCTCGACCCGTCGCGTCAGGGCGACTTCCGCCACTACACTGGCACCCTCGTGGTCTCTGTTTTCAACGAACTGCGGGTGGGCGCCGATGCTGTGGGTGAGGCTGGGGTCGTTTCCATGTCGCTCTTCTGGAGCGCGCCGAGCTGCGATTTCGCAGTCATCGAGGCTGACCCCATCTCGGCACAGCAGGCTGTTCTCAACGCCCGTCGCGCCCCGGATGGAAGCATCTGGGAGCAGCTTTGAACCTCTTCGGAGATTCCTGGTAGGCCAGGGCCACAGTCGGGCACAAACAGACTGAACCTCTACGGAGATTCCTGGTAGGCCAGGGCCATTGTCGGGCACAAACAGACAAACCTCTACGGAGATTCCCGGTAGGCCGGGGCCCTTTCAATGGCGGGCACAAATAGCTAAGTTTGATA